TGCAATACATTCGGCGCTCGCCCCCGCCCGCACGCTTGCGGACACCGCCGAAATCCTTTTTCTCTGTGGTCACTGAAATTTCCTGCTTTGCGAATAAAACGCAGTCAGCCCATTGATACATTTTTTCTGCGGCCTTTGCGTTGAGTGCTAGCTGATACTTGCTGTAGAGATGCGCGGTAGGATCTTTCATCTCTTTGATGCTCGCATGGCAGATCAAGACGATGTTCATACCCTTGGCGCGGAGTGCTTCCATGTGCTGCACTAGCTCTTCAAAGTAGCTGAGTGCCTGCACGTAGCCTGCGCCGTATTGAAGATCACCGATGCTGATGCAGCCGCGCACTTGACATATATCGATGTGCATTAAGCGCTCAAGCCAATCGAGCGAATCCAGCACGATGGTTTTATAATCATGATCTTCGGTTGCTAGCTCTGTCAGCGTGCTAAGAATCTCTGACCAGGGCTTGCCGATCAGCGGGATGCTCGCGCAGTCGATGCCGCCCAAGCCACCTTCTATGTCCAGGATCAGTGACTCTTTCCACTGTGATGCCCAATAACTTTTGCCGATCCCGCCTGGGCCGTAAACGATGACCCGCAGCGGCCGTAGCTGCTTACCGGTCAATACTTTTTCTTGTAAGCTCATTGCTCTTCCTTTTTAATTTGTTTCGCGATCTCTGCTGCTTCCTCGAAAAGCTGATCCTTGGATAGTCCGGCGCGTGTGACTGCATCTGCCGACTGCATCTCCTGGATGAAGTCCGGCATGGTGCGCACTAACAGCAGCATGGCTCGCGTGTTCTCTTCCAGCGCCGTGATCAGCCGCTCATGTTGTTTTTCTTCAGCCACGGATGCACTGAGCTAAAACGTCCGTAAGCCGGCCGCCATGTTCTTCATGGCAGCGCTCAAAATAACTACAATTCTTCTCACTACAGAACTTTGAATCCCGATTGATCGGGAAATACTGTGCCTTGACAGAGCGCTCGTGCATTCGCGCAACTTCTAGCACATGTGCTAGGTCGTTCTCCGTGATCGGGATCGCCTGCACTTGCCACTCTGGTTTCTTCTTTTTAATCAGCACGCGCACTTCGCACTGCGGAATGATCTCTGTGCCTTGCATGCACATCCAGGCAAGGGCGTAGACCGATAACTGAAACCGATAGCTGTAGCTGGGTTTTGGTGGGACTGAGCGCGCGGCTGTCTTGACATCAAGAATCAACGCAGATTCATACTTCTCTTTTTGGCCGAATACAGATCGCTCTGCGATGCAGTCTGCAATGCCAACAATTTTGCGATCAAGACCATGAACGCGCAGAACCATGTCGTGCTGAATGGCGCGCACCTTGTAGTCGATCATGCTCTTGTATTGCTCAAAAATATCATGCTCCACGAAGCGCGTTGCCATCTCATCGATGCTGTCCCATTCCTCTGCCTTCAGTTCATCGCCGTGCGTGAATCGCTCTGATTCGATTGTCTGAAACAGGAAAACTTCTGGCTTTGCCGGCAGTGATGGCTCCATAACATTCGTGTGAATGCTATTGATTGCTTCATCGACTGCGCGGCCAATGATCAATGCTTCTTTGGTTTTTTCGTGCAGCTTCTTCACATACCGGTACTGGTACTGCTGCCCGCAATCCTGGTATTTCCGAAACTGACTAGGGCTGTAGTGAGCCATCAGAGATCCTCGCTCCAGATGGTGTATTCCGCTTCATCCGGCAAAACCGTGATTGTTCCACCGCGCTCCAAATAAGCTGCCACTGCATCCTTAATCTCTGCTCTGGTCTTTGGTGTGCGTGTGCGTTTTCTTTTCATTGTTGCTTCCTTTTCTATGTATGCACTGAAACCCTGAAACCGGCTTGGAAACATCCTCTCCAGCCAGCGCTCCAAAGTTTTCTTCCTTATCTTCAGCCCTTCAGCCAAAGCGGTATGAAACTTCGGCCTTGGGTAATGACTACCGCGCAACCAGCCCTTGATCGTGGGCGTGGGAATGCCGGTAGCCTTAGATAATGTCGAGCAGGAAAGACCTAGCTTATCCGCGCGATTACGCAGCGGATTGGATTTGGGGGGAGCCATCCATAGCTCTGGTGCTGTCCATGCTTTTGCTTGCCGCTTGGAGTGCCTGTGAGCGGCGAGCAATCAGATCCAACGCAGTGCGGCGCACGCGATGGATAAAGGCTTCGTTCAGCGCGCGGCTGACTTCCGGCACTGTCGATCCACAAGAATTCGCTACATCCTGAAGCGTAATTCCTGACTGTTTTAAAATTTGCTTGACTGTCAATTCCATATCGATTTATAAAGTTGCAAAGCTTATTGCAAGATTGTTTGCAAAGAAGCTATAGCGAAGTTACGCGATTGTCAACAACTTTTTTGAAAGGAAGTATGAAAAAGTCACAAACCACTGGTGCAGAGTGGACTAGAAAAGCAAATATAGCGTGGAAGGGAACGGAAAGGTGGGGCCATGAATAACGGCAAAGACTATAACTACGACAGGGGTGCATGGGCTATGAAGCATCCTCCACCATCAACTGAAATAAATTATTTTTTCACATGGCTGTTTGCCTGTGCATTTTATGTAAAATTACAACTCCCACCACCTAAATGTACTTTGATGTTAGTCGCACTACACGGACATCATTAAAAAACTGAGGTGTTGTGGTTCAATTACCCACTATAAAAAAAAATTTATGAAACCAAACGAAATCCGCGAAGCTAGGATGGCTTTAGGATTAACAGTACAGGATGTCAGTAAAAAACTTGGCGCGCCGTACAGCGCCGTACACCGCTGGGAAAAAGGTGAGAACTCACCTAGCGCTAAATATATCGCAGCACTGCGCGATCTGTTTGACGGTAAACAAACTGCTGGAGAGAAGTCAGAGGTTGATTTTTTGAAGCAAAGGATTATCGATTTAGAAAAGCAGTTAGAAGATCAGCGGGAAATCATAAATGTCTTTAAAGCTGCACTGGAGACAATAGCTAAGAAATGAGGTTCGATGACAGTAAACCAAATGCGATCTGTAGCGAAAGAAGCATTAATCTTTTACGAAAGGAAACAAAATGAGCAGACCCAAGAAACGCTGGAAGGTGGAGAAAGCGCGCAATCGGGTAGTCGGATATATCCACAGAGAGGGGAAGCCGGCCGCCCGCCCAACGCTGGCGCTTCTCAAGGAACTAGAGAGCCTGTCGGAACAGGAAGTGAGCCTGCTGCTGGCAGAGAGGTATCAGAAAGCGCTGCTGAAGTATGAAGATGGCACAAAGAAGGTAAGCCCGACTAGGTTCAGTGCTGCATCGCAGATTTATCTTAATGAAAAAATCTGGTCAGGTGACACACAACCCTATGAAAGCACCTTCCAGAAGCTGATCGATATTGTCGGAGACTTTGAGCTTGCTGCCTGGGATAACAAACTGAATAAAAAGTTTGTGCAGGCGTGCGAAGCTAAGAAGTTATCTGATGCCACGATCAACAAGCATCAGCGGCACTTGCAGGGATGTTTTAATTGGCTGCACGAATACCGCGATGATCTTCTGGAGAAACCGATCAAGATTCAGAAAAAAATCATCACCACACGCATGAAGCAGCCTGACGGCGAGCCGACTGTGTGGAGTGCTGATCAAATCAATGCGTACCGGCGTGTCATTGACGACACAGGCAACTTAAACTACATGCGGGTGTTCATGCTAGCACGGTATCAAATCATGCGCCTGGGTGAGATTTGGAGCTTGCCGATCCAGCGCATTGATCTGAAGAACGGTTTCATTATCATTGACAACGTGCAGGACTTTCCCAAGGAAGGAAAACTGTTCAGGGTCAAGAAAAAGCAAACGCGTAAAATTGAGATTCATCCAACGCTGCTGCAATGGCTACGCTACGACATGCTCGCGCGCCAGCCAGAGGAAAAGTGGTTTCTGGATGACGGTCATGGAAGACCGGCGTTTGCCTACAGCAATAGTGTTTCTGCTGCGTTTCGTAAACTACGGAATGCTGCCGGCTTGAAAGGTGACCCGCTTCATTGTTTGCGGCGCACCGGTATCACGGAAATGCTTGCCAACGATGTGCCTGCTGTTAAAGTCATGGCGCTCGCGGGTCACTACTCGATTGACACAACACTTGCCAGTTACGTCAATCGCTCCGCGCTGGAAGGTTCCCAAGCTCTAGCCAAAATCTCCTAGTTTATGCACTGGTTTATGCACTCACCTCGCAAAGTCTTGCTGTTACTGGTATCTTAAAGTCTTCCTAATCCCTAGCTCTGCGTTCGAGTCGCGGCGGGAGCACCATTAATAGCAAGGCATTGCGCCTTTTACAACAAAGAAAAGTTTTTGCGCTCAATTTGCGCTGTAGGTGTCTGTGAAGGGAGTTTTTGCGCTGCAAAGTGGGGCGCGCCAGGGAAGGATGAGCAAAAAACCTGGCGCTTGGAAGTAGCCCCTAGTCAGTTAAACCTGGAAAATACTCTGCTTTTTTTGACTTCGGATTCTTGACCATGCGGAGAATTTCTTTCCGGTTCTCACCGACAGAGTTGTAGCTAACATGCACCCAACCGCTGTTCGGTCCTTCCGGCTTGCCGGTGATCTTGCTCACTCGATCCGGCTGATAGTTTTCCAGGATAAGCTGATCAAATTCCAGATTGTCGCGAATCCATTCTGCTAGCTCCAGGTTGCTAACATCTTCACTAACGATTTCTATATCGGCTGCTGCGCCGGTATGATCTCCGAAACAACAATGCTGTGAATTCGGTGACCCGTTGACAAGATCATTCAGCGGCCTGGATCTAAAGCATGAATTCACTTTAGTCGGGCCAAATTTGTCACGCACTTTTTGCAGCACCTCAATGGTCAACGTGGTCAATCTAGCAACCGCGTTGTTGTCCAAATGCTCTTCCTGGTCTATGCCGGCGTGCAAAGCAGTAGGGCTGTAGACCAGTTCTTGAAGACTGAAGTTTTTAGTGATCCGCATAGCTAAAAGATTATCCCTTGACCAGATCCATGAGGGATTTGTGAGCGTGGCTGCCATCATCATTGACAGCGCCATCCAGCGCTTCTTTAACTTCTTTTGGAAGCTCGTCAAGATGCTTTTCTAAATGTTCGCTTGCTAGGCTCTGGGCTTTGTCTAGCACCATGCCTTTGAGCATGTTAGCCACAGCGGGCAGGATGAGGTTGAGCATGTCGCTCCTTTCTTGTTTAGGGTTAAAAAAGTCATAGAAGAATTTAAGGCTTTGTAACATCTGCTTCTTTCTGTTCTTTACCGTTGTTATTGTCGTTGTTGTCAGAAGTATCGCTCTTGGGATCGCCATACATGAAGCTTCCTATTTGCGATATTAAAACTGTGAGCGCGCCAATCACACTAACTAGAAGCGTGCTAGTTTTGTCATCCATTTGGGTTGGATGGTACATTAGCGAATAAATGGTGAATGCGTAGATTGCTAGGATTAGGATTGCTAGCAGGAACCGAAAGCTAGCACGCCGCAGAACAATCTTTTCTGTGACGGTAAATTCTCTTTTGCCATTACCAGGATCAGTCCTGGTGATCTTTTCTATCGTTTCAGCCATTTTTCCTGTTCTGAATAAATCTGAATTCAGTAATTAGCTCCTTCATGGTTTCACTGTTTTTGTCAATGCTAGCGCGCATTTCCTGCATAATGGTCGTTGATGTTTCAACTAGCTTCATCAGCCGCTCATCGTTAGTCGTATCTTTAGCCCACATCTCTTCGCGCTCGCCCTTAGATTGTTCTGACTGATAGCGAATAAACCAGAACGCAGCGGCAATGATCACTGCCGGCAAGCCCACGCGCTCGACTAGGGTTATGATTTGATCTATGCCCATAAGCGCTTCCGGTTCGGGTGTCGGGTAATTGTAGTATTGTGCATCCGCTGGGTTAGGCGGTGGAAAATGATGATCCATTACGGCTTAGGATTGTCTGCTTTGACTTTAGCTACTGCATTTTTCCACGTTGTTGTTCCATCTATTGCATCGTGGTATTGCATATCTAACTGATCTTGGATGCTTGGGTATTGGGATGCTCGATCACGTTGGTATTGTAAATTCTGCCATTCTTGATCTAACTCATTTTTTTTAGATTCTATTTCTGATTGATTTGGGACAGTTTTATCATCCCAATTTTCAAAATTATAGGAACC